GTGATAGATGCTGTGGTTCACTATCACATTGATTGGGCCAAGATGAACTGGGGCAATAGAGACCTTCAGAGTCCCAGCTTCTGGGCACACTTGGGCTTGGATCAGATGGCACATCAGTTGACTTACATTGGCCTTGTGGCTATAATTGCATTATGATTAGAAATATTAGCGGCAGCAAATACATTCAAGTGTCTGGTGGCATGAACACCAATCCATACATCAGTCCAGGTGCCAGCGGTGCAGGCATGGTGCGATGGAGCGCCAGCATGAACTGTTTGGAAATTAATGATGGCAACTCCTGGCAACAGCTTCACTCAGCACACCCTATGATTTCACTCTCATCAGACGCTGAAACCCTGTTAGATTGGGCACGAGCCAAGCGTGATGAAGAATGGCGCATTGCTGCCCTGGCGGCCAAGAACCCCACAGTAGCAGATGCCTTGGCAGCAGTGCAATTGGCCAAAGAAAAACTGCAAGTAGTGACTGCCCTTTGTGATACTGATTCAAAATGAGCGCAGACATTGACATTGATGTGCCGGACAGAACGGCTGTGTTGAAACTGATTCAACACACTGCCGCACGGCAACTGCATCAAGGTCAAGTGCGACGCCATAATTCAGGTATCTATGTCACAGACATCCCCCGAGACATACCCAACGGCTGTGCTGCCATAGACTATGAGTCAGCAGAACAGCGTGGATACTTCAAGATAGATCTACTGAACATGAGTGTGTATCAGTTGATCCGTGATCCTGCGCACTATGCGGCTATGCTGGCAGCCGCACCACCATGGCAGAGACTGTGGACTGATACTGCTTGGACTAGTCAGTTGGTGCATGTGGGCAATTACACAGACTTGATGCTGACAATGCGGCCAGACTCTATTCCCAGAATGGCAGCGTTTATTTCTGTTATTCGACCGGGCAAAGCACACTTGCAAAATCGTCCTTGGACAGAAGTATTTGCGGAAGTGTGGAACGGGGATAACAGCCGCGGATACACATTTAAGAAAAGCCACGCAGTTTCCTACGCAGCCCTTGTTGCCCTACACATGAACTGCCTCAATCAAGACGCCGTACAAGCGTGATTGATTTTCGCTTGGTTTTCTTGCGAGCAATGTCCATCAAACTGCAAGCTGGACCATGTAAAATTTCAAGATCTTTGTTGGAAAATGTGCGTAGTGTAGGACGGAATTTGTCCCACTCACCACGCAAAAATATGTTTATGGGTATGCTTCGATTGCTTTCCCACCACCAAGTGGCTGCTAATTCCAAGTATTCTAGCTTGGCGTCTTGAGTTAGCACAGCACCAAAATCATAGATGGTTGTAACAGCATCATCTTTGTTTTGTACTACACCTACATATTCTTCATTAGCGTAAACGCACAGAGTTATAAACGGATATTTCACCGCCAGCTTTTGAAAGATATCATTACCCATAAATATTGTTCGAGGATCCTATGTATTCAACCACCGTTTACTTATACCAGCAAATAACCAAAGTATTGTTAGTTGACACCAGTGGTGGATATTTCACAGCGAGGTACGACCCAGTGTATGCAAAACAATTAACCGTTAACAAAGGCGTAGACAATGTTCTACTGTTTGAATTTATCAATCAAGAGGAAAAACCTGTAAACATCACAGGCAGCACTTTTATGTTTAGATTGATGAATCAAACTGGAGACCAACTCTTGGTTGAAAAACCCATGGTCACACTCAGCGCCACACTGGGCAGAGTAAAAGTGGTGTTGGACAATGCGGACACCATCAATATCACCGCACAACCCGGCAGCTACAGCATCCAGCGCACAGCAGGCGACTATGTGCAAGCCGCTTATGTAGATGCCAATTCGGGTGCTAGAGCAGACTGCAACATTGTGAATAGTGTGCTGCCGGCATTTGTGCCTAGTGAAGTGTTGACCATTCCCACAATCTACGGCAAGGCGCAACAACTGCAACCTGGACCAACTAACTATCCTGATTGGGCACTAACACCACAACCAGTGAATACCACACAACTTACAGAATTCTATTCTAGTCATATTCCCACTAGCGGACAAAGTTTGACCACTGTGAAAATGGACATGGATCACTATACCGGAACTGTTAAGTTTCAAGCAGCAGACACTTACGAATCAGTTTGGTATGATGTTACTGCAAGTTTTGAATTTTTTAATGAAACTTCCACACAGTATTTTAACATTGTGGGTTTTTACAACTTGATCCGAGCTGGATTTAACAACAGCCAAGGATTTGGCGCATCAGCTACAGCACAAGTAGCCAATGGAGTAGTAACAGGTATTACTGTGAACAATTCTGGACAAGGATATGTGGCACCACCTAAGATTCAAATTTTAGGCAACGGATCTGGTGCAGAAGCCATTGTGACTAGTGTGGGCAATGGGCAGATTGGTGCAATCACTGTCACAAATGGTGGATCAGGATATTTGCCATTGCAATACCAAGGCACCATAGCAGCCACAGTATTGATCACCACAGGTTATATTACCAACCTCCAATATCGTTGATTTAATCCGGCTGATCTGCTATACTGTATAGATGCTTGACATCCTTGCGTATCTACCTGCAAAAAGAAAACCCACGCCATCAGGGTGGTTGAGTTTCAATGCGGTTTGTTGCCAGCACAACGGCAGCACTAGAGACACAAGAGGCCGCGCCGGACTCAAAGCCACTGATCAGGGCTGGAGCTATCACTGTTTCAATTGTTCATACACAGCCAGTTTCGTACTGGGACGCAGTGTAAGTTACAGGGCTCGAAAACTCCTGGGCTGGATGGGCGTGCCAGAAGTAGAAATAGAAATGCTGGGACTGGAAAGTCTTAGACATCGAAGCATACACGGCATGCTGACCGAACGTCAGCAAACATGGAATGCCATCAGCGATATTCAATTTGGTGAGTTTGATGAGTTGCCACCGTTCGCAGAATTGGTCACGCCTGAACTACAATCTCAATGGGACTACTTGCGTTCAAGACGGGTACCTGAAGACTTTCCTGTGCTCACAGCCGTACAAAACGATGGTGTCCACTGGACTCGTCCACAGGTCATAATACCGTTTACCTACAACAACGTCATGGTGGGGTGGACTGCCAGGATGCTGGATGGAAAACAGCCCAAGTTTATTAGTCACAGTCAACCCGGCTATGTGTTTGGCACAGACTTACAACATGACAACTGGCAGCATGTGATTGTGACAGAAGGCATATTTGATGCGCTTTCAATTGGCGGACTGGCAGTGATGCACAACACCATAAGTGATCTACAAGCAAGATTGATACGCAGTCTAGGTCGAGAAATAACTGTGGTGCCAGATCAAGACACAGCAGGCGTAGAACTGATTGATCGTGCTGTAGAACTGGGATGGGCGGTAAGTATACCCGAGTGGCCAGACGGCTGTAAAGATGTTAATGATGCTGTGATTGTGCTAGGGCGTGTTGGTACCCTGCTAACTATAATGGCAGCTAGAGAAACCAGTAAGATTAAGATAGAACTAAGGAAGAAACAACTTGTTAAAAGAATACAATAAACTTTGGGTATTTGGCGACAGTTATACAACACCATATGTTTGTGTAGATCCGGTTGACAGTTTTTGGGGTCTAGCTGCAAAATCACTAAATGTGAACACAATTGTCAATTGCTCACGTTCAGGAAATAGTTTTTCGACAGTTCAACAGTTACTGATAGGAATGTCTCAAGAGATTGACTGGGACCGTGACATGATATTTGTAGGCGTTCCTCCATTGGAGCGTATTACAATTTTTGACAATCATAGAAATACAGGATATCATGGACACAATATTAGCACCAATACATGGGAAGTTGATCAATTTGACATTGCAGCCCATCGAGGACTTGTTTGTTTGCAAAACTATGGCCAAGACCGACAGTTAATTTTACACCACGATCGCAGTTGGCTCGAAACTGATATATTAAGACAGATATTTTTACTTACTCGATGGTTAGACAGTATCGATGCTAACTATTTGATTATTAATTTAAGCAAAAATTTAGATAGCAATAACTGTTGGGGACCAAGCAATTTTGTCCTGCCATATTGCAAAGATCACAAAAAGTGTATATTATTTGACAAAACATATCATGGCATAAACATTGGAGTCAATAAACCTGCAGACTTTGACGCACCAGAAGGACACCATGGACCAGCTGGCAATCGGTATTTTTTTGAACAGTCGTTGCTGCCAAAACTAAAAGAATGCTACACACAGCAAATTGATTCAGACACACCTGCTGAAGTGTTAGATGCACTTACATTATACTTGGACTATATTCATGCTAAAAGATTACGGACTTGACGTTCAACGCCTATTTCTAGAAATGATGTTGGAGGACGCACAAAGCTATGTGCGTGTTCAGAACATCTACAACCCCCAAAACTTTGACAAGAGTTTGAGACCTGCGGCTGAGTTCATCAAAGAACACTCTGACAAACACAAGACCTTGCCCGAGCGCACACAGATTTCAGCTACCACAGGTGTTAAATTGGCGGCTGTGCCGGACTTGAATGAAGGACACTTTGACTGGTTCATGGGCGAGTTTGAAGCATTCACTCGACGCCAAGAACTGGAGCGAGCTATCCTAAAAGCCGCAGACTTGTTGGAAAAAGGTGAATATGATCCTGTCGAAAAGCTGATCAAAGATGCAGTACAGATATCGCTTACTAAAGACATGGGCACAGACTACTTTGCTGATCCCAAAGCTCGAATTGAAAAATACTTCAACTCGGGCGGTCAAGTATCAACAGGTTGGCCACAGCTGGACAGATTGTTGTATGGTGGATTTAGTCGTGGTGAACTAAACATCTTTGCAGGTGGATCAGGATCAGGCAAGAGCTTGGTAATGATGAATATTGCACTAAACTGGCTACAACAAGGACTCAGTGGTGTGTATATTACATTAGAACTTTCAGAAGAACTTACGTCATTGCGTACTGATGCCATGTTAACCAACATGAGCACCAAGGACATTCGCAAGGACATAGACACCACAGAGCTTAAGGTCAAGTTGGTGTCCAAGAAGTCCGGCAACTATCAAGTGAAAGGTTTGCCTGCACAATCAAACATCAATGACATCCGTGCTTATTTGAAAGAGTATCAAATTCAAACAGGCAAGCGAGTAGACTTTGTGATGATTGATTACTTGGACTTGCTGATGCCAGTGTCGGCCAAAGTTAGTCCTAATGACTTGTTTGTGAAGGATAAGTATGTTTCGGAAGAACTGCGCAACCTGGCCAAAGAGCTAGGAATCCTAATGGTAACTGCAAGTCAGTTGAACAGATCCGCTGTGGAAGAAATTGAATTTGATCACTCACACATCTCGGGTGGTATTTCCAAGATCAACACAGCAGATAATGTGTTTGGTATCTTTACAAGTCGTGCAATGAAAGAGCGTGGCAAGTATCAGATCCAGTGTATGAAGTCTCGAAGCTCGACCGGCGTTGGTCAAAAGATTGATTTGGAGTACAACATTGAAACCATGCGTATTACTGATGAAGGCGGGGATGACAACGAAAACGGGTTTAGTAAAAAACCCAGCACAAGTATCATGGATAGTATCAAAGCAAAAAGCCAAGTTAGTGCTGCCGCCTCAGACGATACCAAGTCAGCGCCTTGGGAACGGCCACAAGCCAAGGAAGGTTTTGATCTAGAAGCACCCAAAGTCACAGCTGATGTGCAAAGCGCCAAACTCAAGCAGTTATTGGGCAAAATCAAAACATCATAATGCCAAATAATTTTTGTAGATATCTGTCTAATGGATATTCTTTTACATTAAAATCGGATGACACATTAACAGTTAAACCTTGTTGTTGGTTTGCACAAGAAATACCTGTTGACTCTTCTCTTCAAAACAATCGAAAAAAATTGTTTGAATCTATCACTGATTGGTCACCGGCTTGCAACAAATGTTTTGTATTAGAAAAGTCCGGGCAACAAAGTTTGCGACAATCCGGACCGGACTGGGTATCAAATTTTGAAAACTCTCAAGAGCCAGTATCCATTGATATTCACTTAGACAATCAATGCAATGCGGCCTGTGTTATTTGTGGTCCGCACAGTAGTTCTTTATGGGCTAAAGAACAATTAAAACTTCAAAATAAAAAAATAACAATTAATACTGAATTATCAACTATTAATGCAATTGACAAAATTGTTTCTAGTGTTTCTCTAGAAAAAGTTAAATATGTTAAATTTTTTGGTGGAGAACCGTTATATACACATACACATTTGCAATTTTTAGAGCATGTACCTCATCCCGACCAGGTAACCTTGCATTACACTACTAATGGTTCTATATACCCTAACCAAGAAGTTTTAAATGCATGGAAAAAATTCAAACTGATTATTTTTGCAGCAAGTATTGACGGGATTGAAGAACAGTTTGATTATGTAAGATGGCCACTAACTTGGAGCAAAGTCAGCAAAAATTTACTGCGAATTAGGGATAACAAAAACATTCAAAACTTAATATTTAGAATAGAATTTACAGTCAACTTTTTAAACGCTTATTATTTTGACAGATTAGAATCATGGGTGCAAGACAACTTGAGCACCAATGCATATGGTGACAAAACTGATTTAAATTTACATCCTTGTTTTGGCACAACGTGGGATTTATGTAAGATGCCTAACGAAATTAAAAATTTGATATTAAAAAAATATTCAAAAGATCATGTTATACACAAGATGGTCGTAAATGTTAGATCAGCACAGGCATTTAATTTAATTACCTGGCAAAATTTTGTGGCTACCTGGGACACACGCAGAAATAACAATTGGAAAACAGCATTTCCAGAGTTGATTGATTACATCCAAACCTCTTAAATCCGCTAAATAATCCAAAGGTCTCAAAGCAGATGCAAAAACGCACCCGCAGTTTACTAGAAGAATTAGACGATTTGTACATCGAGCGTGATCGCCGCCTGTTAATTGAAAACCGTGCGGCTACTCTTATTGCAAATGCTATCAGATTGCTGGAACAAATTGACACAGAATTTCCAGCTGATCAAGCTGAAAATCTACAGCGCAAATTGCTGAATGCTATCCGCACCAGAGACTCAGGCAAGTTTGCCAGATCAGTGAGAAGAACAAATGCAGATACATGAAATTACACGCCGTAATATAAGCGAAGGTCCACTAAAGAATGTTGCCAGTGCTCCT